CCAAGCAACAAGAGATAGCCCTTTGTGAAACACGCTTTAGAGTTTGCGTTGCTGGTCGTCGTGGAGGTAAGACATTCCTGGCCATGCGTGAACTGGCTCGCTTTGCAAGAATACCCAACAGTATGGTATGGTATCTTACAGGAAGCCGACAACAGGCCAAGAGTCTAGTGTGGTCCAAGTTAAAGAAGAAACTGAAGAAGTTGAATTGGATTGCAGACACCAATGAAAGTGAACTTCGCCTGACTCTCGTTAATGGTAGTCAAATATGTTTGAAGAGTGCAGAACAAGGTGATAACCTGCGTGGTGAATCAATCTCATTCATAGTTGTGGATGAGTTCTGTGACCTAGATCTAGATGAGATATGGTCACAAATAATTCGTCCCAGCTTGGCAGATCAAAAAGGCCATGCATTATTCATTGGCACACCCAAAGCAGGCAACCAAGCCGCCAGAGATCTTTATGATAACTATCTAACCAAAAAAGGTTGGGCAAGTTTTACATACACCACAGCCGATGGCGGCTTTGTAGATGCAGATGAGATAGAACAAGCACGGTCAGATCTATCACCAAAGATATTCCAACAAGAGTATGAAGCAAGTTGGGTTACCTTTGCTGGTGTTATCTTCAATGAGTTTGGTGATCACAACCAGCGTGAAGTACGCAGACCCACAGAGCGTGAACCCATTTACATAGGCATGGACTTTAATGTGACTCCATGCTCGGCTGTGATAGGCAGACCCATCAAAGATGGCTTTGAAGTCTACGATGAGATATACATTGACAATAGTAATACCACAGAGATGATTGATGAGATCCGTTTAAGATATCCATTGAATCCTATAACTGTGTTCCCAGACCCAGCAGGTGTTCAAAGAAAGACCAGTGCAGGCGGCAACACAGATATCAAACTGTTGGAGATGGCTGGCTTTGTCACACGCTATCATCGTCAACATCCTTTGGTGCGAGATAGAATCAATGCTGGCAACAGTTTGTTCTTCAAGAGACCAGATTCAACCACACGCTTCTATATAGATAGCTCATGTAAGAAAACCATTGCATGTTTAAAGAATTGGAGTTACAAAGAAGGCACAATGCAACCCACCAAAGACTCAGGATGGGATCATGGGGCAGATGCATTGACCTATGCTCTGGAATTTTTATATCCAATTGCACGACCCATTGTGCCAAGGCAACCGCAACGATTCGGTCACGCTCTTGCATAAATAAAAAATGAACGATAAAGGAGCCTTTTCCTATGGCTGAACTAACTCTACAGCAAGCGTACTCGCGTGCCGTTTCAACTAATAACCTATACCAACGCCAGCGTGAGCGTTGGCAATTTCTATTGGACAGTTACCAAGGCGGAGATGATTTCCGCAACGGTGCCTATCTAACAAGATACCAACTTGAAAGCAATAAAGAATACGATCAAAGACTTAAAACTACACCATTAGATAATCAATGCAAGGCCTTAATTAGTTTATATGTGAGTTTCTTATTTCGTCAAGCTCCTGGCAGAGATTGGGATGCCTTTGAACTAGTACCACAATTACAAAACATCATTGAAGATGCTGACCTAGATGGACGCAACATGAATGCGTTTATGAAAGAAGTTGCCATCTGGTCAGGAGTGTTTGGACATTGCTGGGTATGTGTGGCCAAGCCCAATGCCAATGCTGTAACACTGGCAGATGAACTTTCACAAAATATTCGTCCTTACCTATCACTGATGACACCCTTGGCAGTGACTGATTGGCGTTGGGCCAGACAAGTCAACGGTGCATATGAATTAGAATACATCAAGTATCTTGAAGAAATCAATGATACTGAAACCACAATCAAAGAGTGGACTAAAGAATCAATTGTGACTTATGTGATTGATACTAGAAATGCAAGTGGTAAAGAATATATGGTTGAACCAAATCAACTGGGCCGTTTACCTTTTGTATGTGTGTACGCTGAACGCAGTCCTGTTCGTGGTCTTGGTGTCAGCATGTTGAATGACATTGCTGACCAACAGTTGATGATTGCAAATGAACTCAGTGAAGTTTATGCCAGCATCAGTCTTGACACACATCCAAGCCTGGTTGCCACAGCAGATACCAATGTCAATGGAGCCGCCGCAGGCCAAATCATCACTGTGCCAGAGAAAATGGATCCAGCCCTGAAGCCATATGTGCTACAGTTCCAAGGCGGCCAGGTAAGTTCAATCTATCAAAGTATCAACAACCGTAAACAAATGATTGACAGCATGGGCAATGTAGGCAGTGTTAGAGCCACAGAAACAACCACTCGTTCAGGCATTTCAATTCAAACAGAATTCCAATTACTCAACGCCCGCCTTAGTAGTATCGCTGATAATCTAGAACTTGCTGAAGAACAAATTTGGCAACAGGTTGCTGACTATCTTGGAATTGAATGGACAGGTACCATTGACTATCCAGATAACTTTGCTCTACACAATATTGATAACGAATTAGATCAAATGGCCAAGATGAAAACACTCACTGCCAATCCAGCAGTTCAAACAGAAATAGATCGTCGCATTGCAGAAATACTAGACATTGAATTGCTGGAAGCAGAACTGGGTGATGTCAATGCATCCATCGACGCCAGCACTGAAGGTGAACATCCAAGCCTGGCCAACAGTTCACCAGCAGATCGATTAGCGCATATTCAAGACATGTTGATGGAAGGTTATAGCAATGATGAAATCTTAGCCCTGCATCCAGAAGTCACTGTAGAACTTATTGTGCAGGCTGGTGCTGAAGCCGCTGCCAATAACTAATGGCTGACAGTTACCAACCCACAGTAGCAATGGCCATGGCCGCCAGGCGTGGCCTACGATTGCGTATGGCCAGTCCAAGAAGTCGTCAAGGTGGCACTGCGGTTGGTTTGGCTCGTGCTAGACAATTTGTCAATCGAGAAGATGTAAGTTTAGATACCGTAAAAAGAACTTACAGTTTTCTAAGTCGTGCCGCAACATATTATAAACCCGGTTCTAACACTCCCGGCACACAAGCATATCTCTTATGGGGAGGTCCAGCTGGTTTAGTCTGGGCTAAGAACATACTGGATAGTTTGGACTAAATAAAATACTGGGGCATAGAGCCCCTACATAAACATACGGCTAAGACCCGGCAAAGGACACAATGACCGATAACAACATTGGCACAACAGAAGGTACTGATACTTCTGAAACACTAAATCAGGCATCAGAGAGATCTTACACACAAAAAGAAGTTGACGACATGATGGCTCGCACCAAAAGTGCAATTACCAAAAAGGTAGCCAGCAAGTATGAAGACTTAGGCGATCCGGAGCAGATCCGTGATATTCTCACACAACACGCCAAGCGTGAACAAGAGAATGCTGTGCGTAGAGGAGACTTTGATAAAGTGATTCAAGAGCTCGCGTCCAAGAAGGATGCAGAGATTCAAAAACGAGATCGCATGATTGAACAGTTTAAATTAGAAACTCCAATCATTGATGCGGCATCTAAACATCGTGCTGTGAATCCTGGTCAGGTTAAAAGTTTGATTAGAAATAATCTGCGTCTTAACCCAGAAGGTGAAGTAGAAGTTTTAGATGATGAAGGTAAAGTTCGCTATGATGATTCAGGTCGTCTATTATCCGTTGATAGTTTTGTTCAAACATGGTTACAAAACAATCCACACTTTGTATCAGCGACACCTTCAACCAGCAACAGCCGTAGCAATGTAACTGGTGGTATTTCAAATGCCAAACTTGATCTTGCAAGTCTTGATATGAAGAATCCAGAGCACAAAAAACAATATGCCGAATATCGCAAAGCGATGGGCATATCCTAAAATTAAAGGAAAATTATTATGACAATTACAAATACAACAACCCTAAACGACTTGCTACCAAGCATTGTCGCCGAAGCTCTCTTTGTAGCAAGCGAAAAGTCCATCATGCGTGGTCTAGTTCGCAACTACACACTAAGCCCAGGTACTGGGAAGACAGTGACAGTTCCAATTTATCCAAAGCAAACAGCAGCCGCTTTGACTGAAGGCACAGCGCCTACATTCACAGCAGTCAGTACAGATGGTGCCACACTAACTGTAAGTGAAGTTGGTTTAACTGCACAGATCAGTGACTTGGCCATCATGGCTTCTAGTGCAAATGTTATTGCAGACATTGGTCGTTTATTTGGCGAAGCAATTGCTCGCAAGATGGACACAGACTTGTTGGCATTGGCCAACAGTTTAGCAACCACAGTTGGTGGTGTTACTACTACCGCTACACCTGCATTGCTTTTCCAAGCAATTGCTAAACTACGCAGCCAAGGCTATGACACAAGTAATGATTGTGCCATCGTTCTACACCCTAATGTGGCTTATGATGTTGCCAGCGTTTTAACCAGCACCTTTGCCGCTCCTGCGTCAATGGTTGGTAACTCAGCATTACAAAACGGCTTCATGGGTATGTTGGGTGGAGTTCCTGTATATCAGTCCAGCTTGATTGCAACCAGCACAG